CGGAAGAACCGGCCCCATCATGCCGGCTGGCAGCGGCGCCGTTGCCATGGCGCCCGCGCTGGTTGTGAATAGCGGGGTTGAAAGCAGACCGCCCGCGCCTGAAAGGCCAAGCGAAGCACCCAGGCCAGAGAACATGCCACCGGATGAACCGCCGCCAAGCAGGCCCGAAAAGCCCAGGACCTCCCCAATGCCAACCGAAGGCATGCCCGATGCGCCTGCCACAGGCGCGGAAGGCTGCGCCGCACCGCCGAAAGCCCCCATCAGCGTCGGGCGGCTGGTGCCGAAGACGGCATTCGTGATCGGCGTCACCACGGCCAGCTTTAGCAAATCCGCCGCGATGCTGGCGGTGACGCCCTTCATGAGGCTTTGGAAATCCAGCGCCGCTTTGCCGCCCGCCGTGAAGGCATTCACCAGGCCGGTGCCGATCCGGTCCATGGCGTTTTCGCCGATCTGCGCCAAGGCATCACGGGACCGGCGGGCGAATTGTTCAGCCTGGCGCGCGGCCTGTTCCTGCGCTTCACGCGCGGCGCGGGCGGCGGGGTCCAGCGCGGCGACCGCGGCATTGTATTGTTCCTGCGTGATCCGCGCGGCGCCGAGCGCGGCGCTGAGCGCCAGCACCTGTTCGCCATAGCGCTGCTGTTCCGTGGCAGCCGCGCCCGCAAGCTGGACGCCCTGCTGCACAAGGCGCTGATATTCGCGTTCGGCTTCTGTGATTTCTTGGCGCGTGGCGCGACCACCACCGCTGCCACCGCCTCCGCCGCCAGATGGCGGGGGCGGAGCATTTAGGAGGGAACCTGTTGCTTCGTTTAGTCCCGCAATCTGGCCTTGCAACCAGCGCAAGCGATCATCAAGTTCTCGCACTGCACCTTGACGCTGCCGAAGCTCCGCTGATGTTTGCTGCACCCTAGGGTCATTGGCCGCGCGCTGCCGAATGCCCTCAATTTCCATTTGCAGGATGCGTTCGCTTTCTTCAGGCGAGATAGAAGACGCGCCACCGATCTGCGCCGCTTCACCCTGCCTTTGCGCCCGGAACCTCGCTTCATTGAAACCAATGCGGCGGTCAAATTCTCCTTGAATGCTCGTGATTTCATTGGAAAGTGCTTGCCGCGAAGCTTGGCCGGCGGTTGCCAATGATTCCAGAGTGCGCACTTGAGCGCGCACAGCCCTTTCTGCGGCGGTTTCCGACAGCCGTGCAAATTCGAGCAAGACATCATTGACTTTTTTGAGCTCATCCGCGTTTTCGCGGTAGCGGCCAGTCAGCCAGTCAATCGTACTACCAAAGGTTTTGCTGATCGAGTCCCAATTTTGAAAAATGGTATAGGCAGCACCGGCCACTGCAACCACACCACTAATCGCCCCAGCCAGGCCAGCACCAGTGCGCAGCGCGGTTGCAAGCCCAACCGTGCTGCGCGCCAAATCTTCAAACTGCCGGCCGGTATTGGCAAGATCGCCATTGATCTGCCCAAGCCCGGCCCGCAAGGCATCGCCCGCGGCGGATACTGCCGCCACACCACGGCCAGCCGCTTGCCCGCCCGCTTCAAGCTTGCGCATGGCGGTATCGCCCACCTGGCCAAGCTGTTCCAACTGCGCGCGCGCTTCCTGCGCACCATCAAAACTCAGCCTGATGGAAAGGCGCTGATCGGAAGAACCGCTCATGAAAGCCTCCCTGCAATGGCTGCGTTGACTTCACGTTTTACTGCCCGGCGCGCGGCTTCAGCCGGGCCGGAAATGTCCAGTAGTTTCTTGCCTTGAATCTGCTTGCGCAGCGCAAAAAGCGGCAGGCCCTTTGGCTGATCCGGAGCGTAGAAAACCGCCGTCAGGCCATCGCCCTTACGCGCCTTCATGATCACGATGCGCCGCCCGACCAGGGGTGCATTCCGGCCTTTCGGCTTGGCTTTTGCTATGCGCGGGCCGCGCTTGGCGTTATGGGCGGAAACCACCACGGCGCGCAGCAATTTTGCCGCCGCTTCAATATCAGAAACCTTACGCCGCTGGCCGGCCGGCACCGCGCCGCCCTTGCGGCTTTTGGTGGAATAGCCAAGGCCAAGATGGATTGCGGCGGGCAGGGCAATCACCAGATATTGGGCGCGCACCGCGCGAACAAGGCGGCTTTCTTCAAAGGCGCGGTGCAGGATGGTGCTTTTGGAATAGACAACAGCCGCCGGCCCCATATTCAGCTTCGATCGGCGCTTGGGGTATTTGTCCAGGCGCCACGCCTTTTCCAGCCCTTCACCCAAATTCGCGCGGCGCACCTGACTGCGCAATTCCGCCTGCAGTGTCTCACCCGTGCGATGCACGCCATCACGAAGGGCAGAGGCAAGAATTTCCTGACGCTGCTTGATTTCTTCCGAAACCATGCCTTGAACCTTCATCAGGATTTTCACTCGCTGCCCCTTCGCCGTTTCTTCGCCGCGTCCATTTCCGCTTCGATCCCGCCCAGCGTGCGGAAGGCATCGAAAACCCATGCCGCCTGGTCCGCCACGCCACCCGCATCCGGCCAGGCGGCATAGCCACCCATGCCAGCGCGGCAGGCGAACCAAATCTGCACAAATTCAATGAATGGCCGCGGCGTGGTGATGCGCGGGTTCTCAGCAACCTCCCCATCACCAATCAGAAAAGCGCCCCCATCGGAAGCGTATCGACCTTCTCCTGCGCCAATGCCGCTGAGTGCGGCAAAGGCGCTTTTCAGTTTTTTTCCGCGGCCTTGGTGACCTGCATCATATCCATGGCAGCGGCAGCGATGATGGAAAGGTCTTCTTCGCCGCATTCTTCCAGCAGCGCATCCGGCACCAGGCCGCGCGTGCGGGCAAAGGCGGGCAGCAGGTCAGAATTCCAGCCACGCAAAGCGTGGCGCGCGGTGACCAATGGCATCAGGGAGAACCAGCGCACCTGATCTTCAAGCATGGCGCAATAGGCCGGCACCCGGCGCGCTGCACTTTCCATGACGCGCAGCGCATCCTCATCGGATTTGGCCATGGGTTCCGCGCCATCGGCCAAGGCCGCTTCAGCGCGGGCAATCACCGCCAGCAAATCGGGCAGGTTGTCGGGCGCCAATTCCTTGAGCGCGCTGGCCAGCCCGGCCAGCAATTCATCCCGCATCGGCAGGCGACAGCCTTCGCGCGCCATATCAGCGCGATATTCAGCGCGTTCGCGGATGGTGAGCGCGGCTACGGTATAAATCGCGCGCTTGCCTTTCACCTGCCGCGTGGTGTGACGGGAAAGGATGGCTTCTTCATTTTTCATGGGATGTCCCTTGTGCGAGGGGTGGTTGGCCGGGCCGCGCACACGGCCCGGCCAGTGTCACGCACGGCTTGCCGGTCAAGGGCCTGGCCGCGCGCAACGCCGTTCCGCTGTGCGGCGGATTAGAAGGCGGTGATAAACACGGGGGCGTCAGCGCCGTCCGCCTGGAAGCCGATGCTGTCAACCGCAAGCGAACCGCGATCACCCGGGTTCATCGCCGTGGCGCGGATGGAAGGCAGCACAATGGCGAAGCGATTGCCCACTAAGCTGCCCACGATGGCACCCAAAATCATGTTGGTGCCGTTGCGGAAATTGTTGAAGCGGCTGACGGAAACAGTGGTGTCCATCAGCGGGTCAAGGCTGCCAGCCACGTCGCGTTCCACAGGCACGGCGGGGTCATAACCTTCCGTGGCTTCCGGGTTTTCAGGCAACACCGTGGCCACGCCGGCCTGCACAGAAAGCGCGCGCACGCGGGCGACCGCACCATTCAAGCGGCAGGCGCCGGCCACAAAGCGCGGCGCGGTTGGGCGGATAACCGTATTCCAGCCGGTCGGCAGGGCGGTTGCGGTATAATCCACAAAGTTCCCGACCAAATCAAAGGACAGCATTCCGATCCCGCCCGTGGTCAAATCCAGGGACCAGGTGCCCAAGCAGCCCGTAAAGCGCCAGCGCATGCCATCCGCGAAGAAGTAGATGGTGCAGGTCTTGAACACCGCTTCATCGGAGGTTGGCGCGTAGCGCTGGTTGATGGGGATTTGCGCCGTTTGCGTGGTAGTAAAGGTGGTGGCAACCGTGTGGATCAAAGTAGCCACGCGGCCAGCCGTGTAATCAGAAATGGCGCTGAGCGCGGGCTGGTCGCCCGTGATGGCGCCAAGCGAGACGGGCATGCCGCGATAAAGCTGCGCCGTAGAAGCGAAGGTGGCGCCAAGCGTTGCGGTGTTGGTGGTGCCAGCCGTCAGGGCAAGCGGGCTGGCAGGCACCGCCGCAGCGGTAAGGGTTTCCACCATGGTCGCGCATTGCAGCAAGCGGCCCCATTCCGGCGCCGTGCCGGCCGTGCCCGAACCGCGCAAAGGCATCATCAGGCGCAAACGCGGGCGCAGACCACCCACAATGGCGGGCGAGCGATCCAGGCTGCCAGTCAATTCCGGGTTTGGCACCGCAGACTGATCGAACTGGATTTGGCAATCGGACCCAATCCAATCCACATTGGCGGGCGTGCCAGCGATGGCATCAACGCCAGGCGTGGCTTCAATTTTGACAGCGACGGCAGCTTTGCGCAGCGCCACCAGATTGGTGCTCATGTTTGATCCTTTCTAGGAAGCGTATGGTGACTTGGCCGGCGTCATCGCCAAGGCTTCAAAGCTGGCGTTGAATTCGCCCGCGGGCTTGGCGGATTCTTCTGTCGAATACGGTTCGAACTGCGCGGTGCCGACATTGCACTGGACAAAGCCTGAGCCCAGATCATGATCCTGCAGCGCCGCGACCACGCGCGCATGCAAATCAGACAGCGCCTGGTCGGCTGCCAAATCCGTGGCGGCGGTGATGTATCCCGCGACAGCAAAGCCAATACGCCACTGGGTTTCCCCAAAGGACATATCTTCGTCAGCATCCATGCTGGTTCCCGTGATCACAACGGCAGGGCAATGGCGCGGGTCCAACGCAGCGCGATACGCGCGCAGCACTGTCACGCCGGTAAGCTGCGCGGTCAGGCGCGCGGCAACGGCGGCCAGGATTGCTTCACGAATGGGCGTGGGCATCAAGGTTCTGCCGCCAGCATCAAACGCCAGACCAGTTGCAGGTCATCACGTTCCGCTGATTTGATGCGCAGATCATCCGTGCCGATCACCAGCCTATCGCCTTCGGCGGGCTGGGCGGGAACATCTGCAATCAGCATATCCGCCATGAGCGATGCCTGCAGACTACCCATGCCGCCGGCCGGGCCATAAACAGGCTGGATGGGCGCTGAGCGGATTACGCGCAGCGCCACCCCAGGACCGGAGCCGCCAGCGTAATAGGTGGCGGGTTCCGATAGGTTTTGGTCCGCGTGCAGCACGGCGGCTGCGGCGGAAAAAGCATCTGGCATGATGGCACCCAGGGCGGGTTACCCGCCCCGGTTAAGCCTTACGCGCCAGAAGCCGGGCCGCGCGCCAGAAGCGTGCGGACGGTTGTGTCAGCCGCCGCCGCCGCCGATGCGGCAAAACCGACATGGAAGTTGCTGGTGGATGTCGTGGTCAGGCGGCGGTTGGTGTTATCCCAAAACAGCCGCGCGCCCTGGGTAACTACCAGGGAAGGCTCTTTCGTGATGTCAACCACGCCATCGGTCAAGCATTCAATGGTTGCGCCATTGGCGCCATCGGTTGTGGCAACGCCAAAGATGGCGCCAACCAAAACACCCTGGCCAGATGTCACGGCATAAGGAAGCACCAGCGGGATCGAATCCCCGGGGCGTACATAGTTCTTCATGATGAGATTTCCTCAAACGAAAGGTTGCAGAAAAAGGCGGGCTTGCGCCCGCCAGCATCACGCGCCGGAGCTGCGGTTCATGCCGCGCCAATCAATCGCCTTAGCGCCGAAGCAATGGGTGGCCTTGATCACCAGGCCATCCGTGTCTTCATCGCTGTAGGACGTGATTTGCGGTTCTTCCATGCCTGCCAGATAGGCGTATTCCACCGTGTCAATCTGGTCAGGCGAGCACATCAGGTAATACTGAGTGGCGCTGGAAAGGCGCGGTTCGGCAACCACCTGCATGGTATTCGCGAAGGGGTTGACGGCCGTGGTGCTGGCCGAAGACGGCACCACATTAGTCGCCATGAAGGACAGGGCGGCGGTTTCAAGTTCGGCCGGCACCAGCAGGATATTGCCGATCAGGTTCAAGATGTCGCCATTCGGCGCAGTCTGCTTGCGCAGATTGGTGCGCGCGGCACCAATAGCGGCCACGCTTAGCGCACCAGTGCTGACATTCGCATGCGAAGCACTGAAAAGCGCGTTGCCATCGGCCATGTTGCCGTTGGTGTTCAGGATGCCATAGACCACATCGCTTTCCAGCCGCGCCGCAGCGGAACCAAACATGGCAGGGACGCGGGAAATGCCAGACAGATCATCATTGATAATCGCTTCGAAGGTTACCCCCACGCGGCGGCCGTAGCGGGCGATCTGATAGGCTTCGTTTGCTTCGCCAACCGTGCCAAATTCGATTTCGCCGTGTTCACGCACCTGAAGAAGCTGCGGCGCACCACCAAGCGCCACGCGCGACATGGTTTTGAAATCGGGAAGCGTGGCGCGGTTGGCCCAAGCCAAAAAGGTGCGCGGCGAAGAATTATAGGCCACGCGCAAAGACTTGGAAGCCGTATTGGCCAGAAACAGCGGGAAATCGCTGGTGCTGTGCAGGCCCACGCTCATCATCGCGCTGCGAAGGCCAAGCGCTGCCTGGGCAATCACGGAAGGCGATTGATTGACATTGCGCGCACCGGCACGCACCAGGCTATCACGCGCCAGATCAATTGCGCGCCAGCCGCGCATATGGCCGGCCATTTCCGCTTCTTCAGCGGTCAGGCGCTGCCCGGCCATATAGGACAAGGCATGCCCTGCCATCTGGCTGCGGCTTTCCGCTTCATCACGGATTACGCGGGCAGGCGCATAAGCCTGCGGGCTTTTCTGCGCCACGGCTTCCAAAGCGGCTTCCAGCGCGGCTTCGCGCGTGGCACCGGCCTTGACCTGCGCCACCACAAAATCGGCGGGCAGGCCGTTGCGGCCAGCGATACCTTCAAGATCGGCAACGCTTGCGCTGATGGGTTGAACCGCTACGGCCTGGGCCGGGGCGGCGGAGGAGGCCGGGGTATTCCCGCCGGCCGGGGCAATGGATTCGGACATTCCGACTTCCTTCGCTACTGCCGGCGGAATTGCCGGCGGGTTGAAAACGGTTTCGGCCATAGGGGCCGCTTTCGCTGCCTGCACCAGGCGGCGAAGCGCCTCCGGCGTGCGGGTGTAGCGATCTGGGGAAAGGGATGCGAAGGCGCGGATTTCCGCCGGTGCCGCCGCTTCAGTGGCGAAGCCATTGGTCACCGCGTCTTCAGCCGTGAACCAGGTTTCAGCCGCCATCAGCGCGGCCACGGTTTCTTCGGTCTGGCCGCTGCGCGCAGCATAGGTGCGGCGATAGGCGCGGCTGATCTTGTCCAGAACATCGGCTTGCTGGCGCATGGTTTCCGAATCGCCAAGGGCGCCGCCCCAGGCTTCGTGAACCATCATGAAAGCGTTCTCTGGCATGATGATTTCATCGCCAGCCATGGCGATCAGGCTGGCCGCACTGGCCGCGATGCCCTCAATCACCACGCGCTTCTGGCCTTCATGCCGCGCCAGGATGTTATGCACCGCAATGCCAGCCAGGGCATCGCCGCCATAGGAATTGATGCTGATGGTAAGCGGCGTTCCTTTGGGCACGCCCTTCAACGCCAGCGAGACATTTTGGGCCGTGATGTCCCAGCCCACATCACCCATCAGCGCAAGCGTGATCGGCTCCGCTGCGGTGCCCGCGCGCATTTCAATTTCCATC